TGCAGGAGTTCATGCCGGAAGCCACAGAGCGCGACGTGAATCGCGCGTATGTGGATTACGGAAAGAAGACATACCCGAATCCTGACGAAGCGGCGGCTTTCAAGCGCAAGACGCGGCAGGTGAAGAAAATCGGTGAGGACATAGACCGCCTGAAAGAGAAACTTCGCCCGGAACTGCAAGGGTATCAGCGCGAGAAGCTGGACCTCGAATTGCGCGATCTGGTGAAGCAGCGGAGCGAATTGCTGAAAGACCCGTCCTTGCCACAGGAACCGGGTGCGTTCGCATCGAAGGATGAGGCCAAGCAGACCCGCATCAAGAACCGCATCGAGGAGTTGGACCGCTACTTGAAAACCGGCGAGAAGCCCGTTGAGAGCAAGCCGACGCAGCCCGACAGCGCGAAAACCGAGCAGATGCGCGCCGAGAAAGAGGCGCTGGAAGCCTACGTTCGCGAAGTGGACGCCGCCAAGAATCCGCCGTTGTCCGATGCTCAAAAGGCACTGGATTCTGCCATGATAGCACGCGAACGCGCCGGGCAGACCTTGGACGACATTTCCACCGGCAAGGTGAAAGACCCGGCGAAGATCAAGGAGGCGCTGACGCAACTGGAAGAGGATGTTCGCCTCGAAACCGATGCGCTCAAGGCGCTCGCCGCCGAGATGCGCCGGGACGCCAAGAAGCCGGGCGATCCTGGCTATCTGAAAGAGCAGGCGCAAATCAAGGCGCTCGAACGCGCCATATTCAGCTATGCCGAGAAAGTGGCGAAGGGTGACTTGGCCGGCAAAGGAAAGGTGCAGGGGCCGGACTCTCAGCGCGTGACGCAACTGAAAGCCATCCGCGATTCGCGCCGTGCCGCGTATCAGGCGGCTAGGAACGCCGGAAAGCCGGTGCTATCACCGGAACAGCGTTGGAACGCCACGCGACTAAAGGCTCTGACCAAGCGCGAGGCCGACTTTAAGGAGAAAATTCGCACCGGACAGTATGCGCGTCCTCCCAAAAGAGTTCCGCCGAAGATGGATCAAGCCACGCAGGATGCACAAATCCGCATGGATGCGATAAAGCAAAAGTTTCTAAAGGAGCAGTTCGATTACTACCAGAAACAGCGCGCCCTTGGCAAAAAAATCACTGACGGAATCGGGCAGACGCTACGTGCTGGCATCAATATCGTGTCATCCACCGATTTGAGCGGATTCCGTCAAGGCATGGGCGCAACCATGATTGCTGTCGGAAAAACCGTGTTTCCGGTGGATATTCGTCGCGGTGTTTCTGGAAAAACGGAAGTTGTTCTGACCAACCCGCTTAAATCGGCCATGATGATTCTCAGGCCCGCTGCGAAGATGATCGTGGCGGGTATTTCTGAGCAAAAGGCGAGGCGCATGGAAAAGGCGCGAGAGAACCGGCCAAACGCCAAAAGCGGGGCGTATGATGAGATGGCCATTGACCAGACAACGCTGGATACAAAGGTTCACTCGAAGCATGAGGAGATGATGTATTCCGTGCTGGACGAATGGGCGCAGCTTCCAATGCGAACCGGCTCCACCGGAAAAACCATCATCACGGCACCTGGAAAAGTTGCCGCCAAGGTTGTTCACGCCTCAAACCGCGCCTTCAATACGCTGCTTAACGAGATGCGTCTTGACCTTGCCGATGCGCTCCTTGCGGAAAACTTCAAGGACCGTTCGCCAACTTCGGCAGAATTGAAGGTGCTTGGAAACTTGGTGAACATAGCAACCGGGCGCGGCAATATCAATCCGAAGATTGCCAGAGGCGCAGGAATGGTGTTTTGGGCACCGTCGCTTTTTGCCAGTCGCCTAAAGGGACTTGCTCTTGAACCCGTATGGGGAGCAAAACAGCAGTGGAAAGGAACAGGCCGCGCCCGTGCGGCTGTTGCCAAGGATTACGCCCGAGTGATTATCAGCGGATACTTGCTCTGGAAAGTTGGACAGATGTTCAGTGATGACGACGTTGACACAACTAACCCTACATCCAGCGACTTCGGCAAGATCGTTCGCGGCAACACGCGCATTGATCCGTGGGGAGGGCATCAACAGGTTGCAGTTTTTGCTGCCAGAGCAATTACAGGAAAAACCACTTCCATAACCGGCAATGAGAGGGAAAACAACCTTGGCGATGTGATTGCGAATTTCGGCAGAAACAAACTGCGACCGGACTGGGGAGCACTTTGGAACGCTTACGAAATTTACCACGACAAGCAAAGACCAGGAAGGCCGCAAACCTACTCAGAGGTTGTTGCGTCCATGTACACGCCAATGTCACTGCGCGATATTGCCGAGGTAATGCGCGACCGTGGAATGAGCGAAGGAGCGATTATCGAGGCTCTGGCCATGTTTGGCGCTGGCGTTGCTGTGTATGGCGACGAGGATGAGACAAAGGCACGCCGATGACCGCCAAAGCCAAACCAGCGCAGCGCATCAGCTACGACAACTTTGCGCTGCCGCCCGGTTACGAGCCGTGGCACCTGTGCCTTACCAAGTTCGGACTCGGCAAAGGCGAGGAAAAGCTGAAATGGTTCAAACGCCTAGTCACTGAGCTGTGGCCGGAACCGCTTTTCATGTGGGACCGTTGGAGCGACCTGTTCTTTGGCGCGCTGTGCGGGGCGAAGGAAACCGTGGAACGCACCATCGGCACGACGTTTGAAGCGGATTATGCGTGGTGGGAGCAACTGACAAGCACCGGGGCTGCGGGAACGGGCAAAAGCTCAAGGGCCGCGCTGTGGATTCTCTGCAACTGGCTGTGCGCCCGCGAGCACACAACCTGCATGTTGACCTCAACCAGCGTCACCGCGCTCAAGCAGCGTATCTGGAGCGAACTGGTGGATTGGATACAGAAGTGCAAGCAGCCGTTGTCCGACCCGACGATTGGCTGGCTGCAAATCGTGCCGTCCGACACCATCATCCGGTGGAGCGGTGAGGACACGAAAAGCGCCATCTTCGGGCGTGCCGTCGATCAGGGCGGTTCCGTGGATAACGCCGTGGGCCGCATCAAGGGTATTCACAACCGGCGCGTGTTTGTCGTCACGGATGAAATGACGGCCATGCCCGAGGCGATTGCCAAGGCGTGCCGCAACCTGGACTCAGGCACGATGGAATTTCAGTTCATCGGGCTGGGGAACGCCACCGATTACTCGGACCAGCACGGCATCTACTGCGAGCCGGTGAACGGCTGGAATAGCGTCACGGTGAATGACGAGTTCTGGCTGACCAAACTCGGCGGCTGTTGCGTGCATCTGGACGGGCACAAGTCGCCGTCGCTGGATGATCCGGCCAAGTTCCATTTCTACATCGGGCGCAAGAAGCTGGAAAAGGATGCGCGATTCTTTGGCGGCGAGAACACGCCGGATTACTGGCGTGAGTGCCGTGGCTTTTGGGCACCGTCCGGCCTGTCCACAACGGTCATGGATGCGTTCCTGCTTTCGCAGTTCAACACCGCTGACAAAGCTGTGTGGAAAGCGCGATGGGAGATGGGCGCTGGCTTCGACGTGGCATTTGAAGGCGGGGACCGGCGCGTGCTCTACCCGTTCAAGTTTGGAGAGTTCGCCAGCGGCGTGACGGGCATCGAGTTTCAAGCGCCGGTCATCGTGAACATCGACATGACTCAGGACAAACGCTTCATCCACTACGGCATTGCCGCTGCCGTGGAGGAAACGTGCCGGAACTACAAGATCAACGGCCAGTCGCATCCCATCCCGCCGCGCAACCTGGCGTGCGACGTGACCGGCGAAGGCGCGGGACCGTTTGGCATCATGTCGGGAAGCTGGTCGCGCGACATCATCCCTGTGGAGTTCGGTGGCGCGGCGGAAAAGACGGCAGTATCCACGGACAGGCCGACGACTTGGCACGAGCTTTACGGGAACAAGGTGACGGAAATCTGGTATTCGATGCGCCGATTTATCGAGGGCGGACAGGTGCGCGGGCTTACCGACGCCGACACAATCCGCGAGCTGACTTCCCGCGACTACATCCGCAAGGGCAACAAGACGCACGTGCTGCCAAAAAGCGAAATGAAGAAGCTCAAGGCGCGCAGTCCCGATTTGGCGGATGCGGCCTGCATCGCCGCCTTCGTGCTTCGCAAGAAAGGCATCATGCCGGCGGGCGTGGCGGACAATGTGGTGGTGGATGCGACCGCATGGAACACGGCGGCGGAGAAGATGAATATGGAAGGGGATGAATCGGATTACGAAGATTCGACCGCAGCTTTTGCGATATGAACGAGATGACACTGACAAATAGAACAATGGTTCCGCCCGGTGGATACCCATTCAAGCACCCGATCACCGGCCACAATTTCAACAGCGGCACATACAATTTACTGCTTTGGCAGGTTCGCGACTACTGCACTGCCAACGGATTTCCGCCCGTTGCCGAGGCGGAAATCGAGCAATATATCTGCGAGCAGCTTGGTCCGCAGACCGCACGCCGTTTCTGTTCCGGTGACGGAATCTCGGTCAGCGGCGTGGATTTGCAGTGGAGCGATATTTGGGCAGGAACGAAGGTGCTGGCGTCATTCATCATCGGGGGTCGCAAAACTGTGGACAGAGAGGAAGCTGAACGTCGGGCGCAAATCTGTTTCCTATGCAGCCGCAACGCCCAATACTCTAAACCGTGCGGCGGAGACTGCCCTGAACTGGCTGACACTGTTGCGGCGATTGTCGGAGGAGAAGGAACCACGCGAGATTTGGACCTGCACGCCTGTTCCGTGTGCAAATGCAGCAATAAAGCACAGGTTTGGGTGCCGATTGAGCACCTGAAACGCGGCGTGACGCCGGAAATTATGCCGCTTTTCCCGCCGAAATGCTGGAAACGGCAGGGAATTGAGGAAATGGACGCGGAAACCGTTTGACTATTTACGCAAACAACGTAAAAACTCCGCACAGATGACAAACCAAGCTCCTCCAGACGGGAAACTTGCTGACTTAACCAAGTCAGGGGAGCCGATTAAATCGCGCGTCTCAGACCCGAAGCACGCGCTGAAAATCTGTCAGCGATTCGTTAATGACGACCGGCTAAGGGCTGCTCGTCGCGCCAAAGTGCAGGGCGCATTTGACGGCAACGCCCCAAAGGCACAGGGCGATCTTATCAGGGCCGGACGCGGAAACGATTCCAACCTGAACTTCAAGCGGCATCGCGGAAACATTATGAACGCTTGGACGCCGTTCTTCGATATGGTGTGCGAGGTTCCGCTCTGCATTGACGGCGATCTGGACTACGGCGACGCGGCTCAGGACGCGGAATTGATGCGCGGGTTTGCCGAGTATTTTCACAGCATGGTTTTCAACTGGCGCGGGTTTGACGACATGAGTCAGCTTTGCGACCTGCAAATGCTTCTACACGGTCCCGGCGTGCTGGCGTGGGAGGATTCGCTGGATTGGCGTCCGAAGGCGATTCTGGCGGGGAACATATACTTTCCAGACGGCACCGAGCTTTCCCT